TTGCATCTTGATTTCGTTCAATTAAATTGTAGTAATTCTCACGGGCATAATTATAATCAATGTCATCATCCTTACCAGATTTAGGTATGACTCTGGCAGGCGGTTCAGGTTTAAGTTCAGCAGTAGGTACTAAACTTGTGATTTCTAAAATTTCGTCTATACGTGTATCTTGTGTCATTTTTCCTCATCATGCCAAATTTGACCCTTTTCTGCCATACATTCAGTAGTTAATGGTTTAATAATATTATGTATGTCTATTGGAGGTCTATCTAAAAACTCTTCAGGTTTATATATAGATCTAATTTTATCACATATACAAAAACATTGTCTCGATACTTCTTCTTCTTTTAATTCTTTTTTACTTCTTTTGTATTTTGTATTACCTAGAAAATATATTGTTTCATAACAAGATTTAAACAATAATAAAATATCTTCAGTTTTATAAGTTTCTTTGTTTAACTTATGGGGTTGATACCTATTGTGTATTATTTCTTGATGATCTAGTTGTATTTCACTAGGGCTTTGCGCGATACTTACTGTTCCAACGCAAATGAAACAACCAATTAGAAACCCCCGAAACCACATGTTACAGAGTTACATCCAATCCGGTAGTTAAATTAGTATCAATATTATCATCAAAATATTCAAAAGATTCTGTGTAACCAAAATCATCATTAGCAGTAACATCGCCGGGACCCGGAGTAACTGTAAGTCTAGTTTTTATTCCCGCTGCGCCTGTTCCTGTCGAACTAGTTTCTGTTAAAAATTTCATATTGCCTGTTGCGTTTGGTGAACCCGCATCTGCATCTAATAATAAATAATTTCTTGAAAAATCTGTACTGTCTTCTAAAACAATATATTCTGGTTCTTCTGCTTCTTGTGCCGGTGTTCTGAGATTCACTATCACAGATTTGGTGACTGAACCACTCTTAACATCTGGATAAATATATCCTTTCATAGTAAAAGTTAATGTCCAAATAATTTCTCTAGTAACTTGAAAATCCCCCTCATAACTATCTTCAATTTGAACACCATTTAATATCATACTTATATCAGGTTTAATATTCATTGCTGGAACTAAATTCACACTAACTGTAAATTCTGGAGTAAAGAAAGGTACGATTTGTTCAAAGATTTGTGCACCATCTTCTGCATTACTAACCATTGAATATAAACTGAAATCAAAATTGTAAGGGACGGGATTATATTGTTTTAACAATGTAGAAGAAGATGCGGCAGTATTTGCGGCAAAAACTTGACCCATTGTATTCAATTTTCTAGTACCATCATAAGTAATACCTGTAAGATCAAAACCCATTCTTGGTAATGTCATTGCAACAGCTTCATCTGTTCCACTAATTCCGCGAGCTCTCCTTAATCTAAGAATCCATCTATCTCTTGGAGAATACGCAATAGGAACTTTTATTTGTTCTTTTATGGTATCATCTGCATCTTTTCGTATTACATTAATATCATTAAATAACGTTCCGAATACAGCAACATATTTTCTAATGGTTTCGTGATAATAAGTTGTTCCAAGCATTTAATTACAAGCTCCCAAATGGATTACCTTCTGTGAAATCAATAATTGCATCGGCTTCTTGTTCTATTAATTGATTAGATGCTTGAGTATCACTAGCACTCTTCTGCATATCAAAAGATGTTATTGCATAAGATGCTCCAGAATCCTTACCTACAATATTTTGAGTGCCATCAAAATTCTTGGTCATATTCATAAGTCTCAGTACCTTAGTTCCAGCAGTCCATTGAGCGACCTCGGCTTTATATTCGGTAGTTGCATATGTTCCTTGATATACTTCTTCATCAACAACATAAGTACCACTTCCGGCACCCATTGTAAATTCTACTGTATAGGAATGTAATCTTTCGATCTTATCAATATCCTCAATACCAGTATTAAATTTCTGATCTGAATATTCAAAAAGAACACACTTCATATCATAACCCTGAAGTGCTCCTGTTTGATAAAATATATCTCCGTATGGTTGATCTGCTACTGTTATAATTTCAAATAAGGCTGTAACCATTGGAAAGTAAATTAAATCTCCCTCTTTTGGAATTCTATCTCTACCATCCGCAATATCTTCTTCTGTAGAAAAACCAAGTTCTTGATATCTTCGTACTGCTACTGTAAATGTAATTTCATCATGAATTTCTAAACCAAATCTAGAAATAACATCAGTCTCACCTGAGAACCCATCTACGTCTTTAATGTAAATTTCAATCATACGAGCATCATTAAATTCCGAATATGTATCATCGCCCATTAGTGTATCTTCATTAACTAATGTGCGTGGAATATAATACATATCCTGCCCATACATTTTAATGGATTCTATAAATAAATCTTCGATTAATCCTTGATCTGCGGTAGATTTAAAATTATTGAAGTATGGATTCGTTGCCATGTATTACCCTACTAAATGATCTACTGGTAGTTCATATCGTAATTGCATTTCTTCTTGTATACGTTCAAGCTCTGCAGTTGCATCATCATACATTTGTCTTCCATTCATAGTTACACCTCCTGGAAGTTGTAATCCTTCGAATTTAATTAAATTTTGACCCCATTGCTTCTTCATTAATGCGGTATTATATTGTTTAAGAAACATATCACTCCAGATATCCGTATATGTATCAGGATCAATAATTTTATCACACTCAACTATTATCCAATCATCAATATCTACATCTCCACCCCAATTAATATCAAGGTATAATCGATCCATGTGTCTTTGAAATCTAAACATTGGATTACCCGTAAACATTTCATTAATCAACATTAAGTGTTCTTGGGCTATTTCAAAATTTATCAAGCCTGTACCTATTTGATGCATTTCAGCTAATGCAAATTGATACTTAGAAGAAAACATAGAATTGGATCTAGAATTATCATAAAAAGGAACAATCCTTCGAATTCCAATAATTGCTTCAGCAATTGCTATATATTTGTTATCGAAATCCCCTATTGCTGTTGCTGTGGAAGAATGAGTTGTTGCGGTTGCACCACTTGAATCTCCTGTAATAGTTTCATTAGTCGAAAAAGTAGTGGTAGTGTTTGCATAATAAGTATTACCATCTCCACCAGTCTTAACTTCTGGATTTTTATATCTTAATGTAGTATTAGCACTATGATATTCATGAACTACTGCTTGAACACCACTCGATCCTCCAGTAATTTTTTCTCCATCAGTAAAAGTTCCTGAAGGTGCTCCTGCTAATTTAAGAGTTGATCCTGTTATTTGATGTTTTAAATACGTATTTTCTGTTCCATCGAAATGATATTCTTGAAAAAATTGAAGTGAATCATCAATACAATCCTCTACTTGATCATCATCCAAATTTAACTCTACTACTGGCCATCCTAGCTTTCGTTTACAATAATCTTTAAAAGTTGCTCTAGTACTTGGTTGTGTCATTTCGTTGCCTCCGCAGATATCGTTATAATTCCTTCTGCCAATCTTTCTACTATTGTTCCTCCTGATTGAGTATATTCAACATCATAAACATATTTACCAGGACTGACGGCTGCAGTTTGAGTTGCAGTCAACGAAAGTGTTACGTTTGATCCAGCAACTGCTGTTGTTAATGTGGTTATATTATTCGATGAGTAGTAAGATTGTCTCATCTTTGCGGCACAAGTGCCAGTAGAAATAGTAACATTTCCACTAGTAGAATTTTGAGCGGTGATTACTTTTTCAAATGTGCAACCCTGATCTATTACAAGATTGACAGTCTGTTTTTGGAGGGTTAATGCCACAATTTTCTCCTTAATAGTGAATAAGTATAGTTATCTATACTATTTATATCATAAGAAAATTTGTGATCTCAATTTATTAGGAGGCGTGCCGCTGGAACGACACTCCAGGCCCCCTAATTATTTCGTAACTCTATAATTTCCTATAATCAAAACATCTATATTTGTTCCCATAAAGGTCTTTATTGCATTTTCAGGAGATTCTACTATAGGTTCACCATCTACATTAAATGAGGTATTTAGTAATATAGGAACACCAGTTTTCTTATTCCATTCGGTCAATAACTGAAAAATTGGTTTATTTAATTCTTCAGTTACAGTTTGTATTCTCGCAGAACCATCATTATGTGTCACCGCCGGTACTTTACCTTTCTTTTCTGGAAGTAACCAAGCATTAAATAACATATATGGTGATGAAGTTTTGGGGATATCATACCAATCATGTATATATTCCTCTAACATAATGGGTGCGTAAGGCCTCCACCCTTCTCTATGTTTTACTCTTTCATTAATATAATCTTTGTTATCGGGAAGAGTTGGATTTGCGAGTATAGATCTATTTCCCAATGCTCTTGGGCCAAATTCACTTTTTCCTTGAAACCATGCGATTATTTTATTTTCTTCTAAATCATCAACTGTAAGATGACATATTTCTGTAAAATCTTTATAATGTGTATATTTCATTTCACTGCGGACTTGTATAAGGTTCACCCGTTATTTGTCTTGGTGTTATTACAGGGGGTGCCTGTGGATTTTCTTTTAGTTCTGGAATAAAATCCCAAAATATAGCTTGAGTAAGTCTTTTTACATTTGTTACTTCTTTAACATCATATAATGCAGAATGAAACATTCCCCCCATATAAGAAACCATTGAATTATATTTTCCTTCAAATTTATGTAATAATTGCCATTCATCATTATTTGCTAAAATACATTCATCATATATCGGATTTGTGGGATTCATTCCCAATACTTCTTTCTTCATACAAAAGTTTTGTTTTTCAATAGGTATACTTCCCTTCATTTCCATATCAGCTATCCAATCTTCATGAAAAGCACTTTGAGGAAATCCCACCAAATCAGATTTTATATGTTTGTATAATCCTGTACCGTATGTTTCTAATTCATCATCTCTATTTAAATAAATTATAGAAGAAATTACACTAGGATCACTATGAGGAACATAAGATTGTTTTCTATCTTCTTCTGAAACAATACATTCTTCATCATTATGAATAACATTTAAACAAAATTGATTATTATTAGTAGCATCACTCCACGATATCATATCAAACATTTCTAATTTGTGTACTAATAACATTGATACTGTATTTAAGAAATCTTTATTTGCTATAAAATTATCAATAGTTATTCTATGTCCATAATATTTGTCATAATTACAGTTTGAATGTGGTATAGGTAATGAATCAGCAAATTCTCGTATTCTATCCGGATATTTATATACATCTTCCATAACAACAACAGGATAACATCCATCGCGATATCCACCACCATGAGGATCACTTCCTCCTATTTTTTCTACATAAACAGTCATATCGGGGTTCAATGTAAACATTTCTTCATTGTCTATAAATTTCATGGAGACTCCTTATAATTCTCTAAACAAGTTTTTATATATTGGTCGCTATATTCTCCACCTAAACATCCTTGATTTAATGGTAATATTAAATCATCTTCTAGAGATGCTACGGCTTGTATAGCTGCACCAAAACTTAGTCCGTCATCATTAGGAGCAGTATTTACATGAACATCTTTGTATATACCCTCTTCAATTATTCTAGAGTTTGCTAATATGTTTAACGAACACCCACCACCAAGACATAATTTGTCTTTTTTATGTTCTGGGGGTACACTATCTAATAAAATAAGTAAATATTTTTCAAAATTATATTGTAACCAATCTGCAATATCTTCTGGTTTATAATTTTTACTATTTTTTATTATATGTAATTTAGTTTCTTTATCTATAGTAATAATAGGAAACCCGTCTTCCATTTCCATTTTAAAAATATCTGGCGCATCTAAATTTTTATGATTTCCATAAGCCGATAATCCCATAATTTTTCCTGGGTAAGTTTCTCTTAATTTTGGATTATCATATATGTCATCTTCAATAATACTATTATAATTTGTTATATCTTTCAGGTCAGAATATGAATGAAGATTTAATACAGATTTCATAATCTGTGTATAATTAATAGTAGTTTCGTCTATATCTTCTTCAGAAGGAATAACGCCATTTACTTTCATTTCATATATCATTATAGAGTATTCTGAATAGGATTGTCCAAATCCATTAGTTCCCTCTTCGGTTATATAAGTATTACGAATATTTTCAAGTGATTTATCTTTAAATGAACCATTAAAAAAAGAAGAATTATTTAATTTTGGAGCATCCCAATTTTGATCTGGATGAAAATCACCGGCACCATCAAATATAAAAATATTAGATTCTTCAAATCCTGAAGTATAAAAAGTAGCGGCTGCATGAGCAATATGATGATCACATGTCATTATTCTTGCATTAGGATATAATTTTTTTAAAGCGGTTGTTAAATATCCTCGTAATTTCAACTGATAACTTAATAATACTGCGCCAGAAACATATACTACTACATCGATATCTTCATTTGTTAAATCATTATCTGTTAATATTTTATTTATTGCATTTTGGGGATAACGACCATCATACTTAATTCTAGTCATTCTTTCTTCACCTAATGCGTTTCTCAATTCACCATCAACAAACAATGTTGCGCCTGAACCATGAACCCAATAATCCACATCATTAATCATGCTCCAGTTTCCATCCCATCCAATAGAACCAGATATTCCTAATATATTCACTTTATCTCCATGAAGGACCGTATGACCAACCATTAACAGCATATCTAACGCCGCTAGTTATAGGTAGTATACGATGTTTTAAAAAAGAAGGAAACATCACCAATGACCCCTGTTTCCTACCATCATAATCAAGTGGTCCGTGTAACGGATCAAATTCACATTTACCGCCCTCAAATTCTGTTTCTCCATCACTAATTACAACAATCTGTGTAAGTTTTCTTATAAGATTTAAAGTTGGTTGTGTCCATACATCATCGGTATGCCAATCAAAGTGTGGTAACGTTCCTTCAGGAGCTGTCGCAGGATCATATTTTATCGCTTGAACATCAGCAAAATAATCGGGAGTATCAACTCCTTTAAAGATACTTTTATTCACAGTTTTTAAATATGTATTCATAATCATTTTTAATTGATTTATTGCCGGATATTTTGTATCTTCTTCTCTCAAAATAATATCATTAATAAAACAATTTCTTCTTTCATTATATACTTGATTATTAAGTAAAGCGGGTTTCCATTCAAAGTCAGGTGAATTAAAAATTTCTAACAATTCTTTACATAAATCTATAGGGATTGCTTCTAAATTCTGATAAAAATATTGTTTCATTTTAATTTAACCTTGCATAACGTAATTCCGCATCAATTTCTTTAATTGAAGTATCATAATCTGGCACATCAAAAGTTCTTTCACATTCATGACAATCATAACATTGAGATTTACAATTTAAAAGTATTCTATTTAATCTTTTTCCCTTTTCAGATAACCAAATATTATCTTTTAGATGTTCTTCATAGAATTTTTGATAGCCTTCTTTTGTTAGATTATCATCTTCTTCTGTTGGTACTAGTACTAACCATCGATCAAAGGGAATAGCGTTTGTATCATAAACATTTTGAAAAGTTGAAGAAGTCAAAGGGCCAAACTGTCTCTGTAATTTTATATTTTTAGTTCGAATCTCTGTTTCTGTATACCTATTATACAATCTACCATCAAATCTTCCAGAAGTTTTTAGTATATCAACTCCTCCTACCTTTTTGTCCAAATACTGATCTAACATTTCTTTATCGGTAGTAACCATATCAATTCCATTTCTTGGTAATTGATCCATTTTATCAGATTTCCAATTATTACATGAAAGAGATGATAGAGCATTATCTCCACCCCAATATTGAGCACCTATAACTGTTGATGCCATATCATGTTCTAACTTAAATGGACATCTATATAAACATCCTTCTGATACAAGAAGAGAAGTTCTTATTGGTCTACCATTTCTTCTCTGTATAAATTTATTTATGCGCCTAAGTTCTTTAATATTTCTATTTAATGAGCGATCAAGAAGTATTGTATCATATCCAATTCCTATTGTATCGGCTACTTGTTGTCCATCAGATATTATATGATTTACTGTATTTTTCCACTTCATTTTAGGACATCGATGTTGTAACTTTTTAGTTCTCATCAAATGTTTAGATGAAATTGTACAACTTCTTAATCCTTTATCATAATACTGACCTACCCATTCTACAAACTGATTTTGAATCGTTTCATCTAAAATTAATTCATCTGGCCATATTGTTTGATTTACTGTAAGAGATACTTCTACTCCAAGTTCATCTTGTATTCTAAGAAGATTATCTATATGTTCATCAGTTGCTTCTTGACCCATAGCATTACCAACAAATTTTCTTTGTCTTCGAAATTCATAATAAAAATTTTTACCAAAGTATATGTCTTCTATTTCATCAAGAGTCTCTTTAGGCGTGTTCTTTAATATAAGATAATAATGATTTGGATATTGTTGCATATCTTGTTCAGGATGTGCAATAGAAAATCTTTTTTTAAATTCCATCATATCTCCTTATATGTTGATAATACGTTTCACTTGGTAAAATGGTTTCTTTACCTTGTAAGTAATTATCTTTTTCTTGTTGTATTTTAGGATCATCTGTACGCCAAACAATATTGTTATTTAAAAATTCATGTAAAATTATATAATTTAATCTATCATTGCCATCAACTTTATCAATTAGATCATAAGTAAGTTGTGAAGTTACATCTGCATAAAATATATTTTGTATAATACGATATTTATCTCTATCATATTGTCTTTTAAAATCTACTGCATGATGAAATTGACCATTGAACATAATTAAAGTATTAGGATTTCCATCTACATGACATATTTCATTCCAATTTTCATTAACATATTTTTCATAATCTTCAGGAGTTTCAAGATTTTTACTAGGCATATCAGATAAACCTTCTAACTCCTCACCTTTATATTCATAAAAAGATGTTCCACATCCACCAGACAAATAAATTTGACAATTTACAAAATCGTCACGATGTGGGGGAACATAATTATTAGTTTCTTTTTCACATTTTTCAAATATTTCAGGTGTTATTATAGAAAAAATCCCCAAAGAATCTAATTTATTAGTAGTGGGGGGAAAAGGCATTGCCGTTTCTCTTACAATCTTCCTTCCCACTAAAGTAGAAATATGTTCAACCATACAATCATCAATATTAATAATGGGCGCAAATGATCTTATTATATGTTGCATTTGAATTATACTTGAATGATTAGTATAATTACAAGATTGAGCGTATGAATGAACAGCTTCTATATCATCATAAAAATTTTCTATTTCAACTAACCAATTATCACCAAAAAATTTAATATTAATGTCTTTTTCTTCATGAGAAGTTTTAAATATTTTTGATATATCGTGGATTTTCATAATTTACTTTCAACTGCACGAAAAACTTCATCTGGGGAAATATCATTACATATATCATTACTACATAATAAATTTGTTTGAAAATCGTAACCTATTCTTTTATTATTTTGTTGTGTTTCATTCCATAATACAATAACTTTATCATTATCTGTAGTAGCTGCCAAATGCATTAACGCCGAATCTATACAAATTACAAACTTAGCTTTTTCTATTAATGGTAATATATCTAATAGTCCTTGATCTTCATTTGAAGTATATGAAATTACATTAGAAGGTTTATGTTGATTTTCTTTTCTTAAACATATAACATCTAAATTTAAATGATGTTTAATTTTATGAATTAATTTTTCAACTAAATCTGGTCTATAATCTCTTTTACCTAAACTATTCTGATTATCACCAAAACTTTGATCATAGTAATTGGGCGCACCTGAAAATTGTACAATACAATAATCTTTTTCAATCTCTCTACTTAAATATTTATTCTTAGTATTAAGTGGTTTATAATTTAAATAAGGTTTCTTTTGAAAATCTGAATTGATTCCATAACCTTCTGCCCAACTATTCAATATATGTTTATCTTTATATTTTAAAAAGTCAGAAAAATATGGTTCAAAATAAATGATATCATCAAATTTTGTTAGTTGTTCATTAAAAGGAAATCCAGCTAAAGGTTCTATAAAATCTATATTTTCATTATTATAAAATACAAAAGGCCAGGGTGTCATTACAGAAATTTTATCACCACATTGTCCATAGTTATAATTTAATTCATTAATAAGGCATGTCCATATAATATTTTTTCCAATTCCACCTACAACAACAAATAAATTTTTCATTTTAAAGCTAATTCTATAATATCAAATACTTCATCGGCTGAAGTATCAATACATAACTCAGTATCACAAAGAATATTTTCTTGAAAATCATAACCAATTCTACTAGGTGTAGTTTGGTTTGTATTCCAAAGAACAAATGTGGGTTTATCTTTTACACAAGCGGCAAAGTGCATTAATGCAGAATCTATACATACTACAAATTCTGATTTTACTATTAGAGGTAATATTCCCAATACCCCCGATTCAATTTTAGATTTAAATGTTATTGTGCCTGAAGGTTTAGGTTCGTATTCATGCCTAAAACAAACACAACTAAGATTTGGAAATTTACTTTTTATTTTTGCATTCAATTTTTCAACTAAATCAGGTCTATAATCTCTTGGACAAAGTTGATGCATTCCTTCTCTCATCATCCCGCCAGTAAATTGTATTACATAATAAGGTTTATCACATCTTTCACTTAATTCAAAACAATCATCTCCGACTACTGGTGGATCTAATCTTGGGCTAGGGGAAACTCTTTCTATACCATAAGCATCTGCCCAATTATCAAGCATATGTTGATCTTTTTCTTTTAAATAATCAGATAGATATGGTTCATGATATATGATTTTATCATATTTTTCCAACTGAGGAAAATATCTAAAATCTAAAAGTGGTTCATGACTTTCTATCTGATTATGTTTCTCAAAAAGCCAAGGCCATGGCGACATTACTGATATTTTTTCTACTTCATCTTTTTCACAAAGACTAGGAATTAAAGAAGTCCAAAGTAAGGCTTTCCCCAATCCTCCCATTACAACATATAAGTTTTTCATAATATTGAATTTATTTCGTGAACCACATCACTTATAAGTGGCCAAGTGTTTTCTTTAACATTATCTGGTAATAAACAACATCTTTGATTTAAATCATCAGGCACATAAAAACTTCCTTTATCAATACATGGAGGTTGACCACAATGGCGAATTGCTTCCATATTTATATTATAATCATGCCCATGAGTATTAGGATTAGAACTACCCCATAATACTATTCCTCTTTTTCTAGAATGTAATGATAAATGGGCAGTAATAGAATCAATAGCTATAAATGTATCTGATTTTTCAATTAAATATGCAACTTGTCTAATACTAATTTCATCTCTTAAATCAAAACAATTAGGTGCATTAATTTTATAATCTGGAACAATTCTAGAAGGTTTATCCGGCGATGATTCTTCTCTAGTTCCTACTTGAATAAAATTGGCATCGGGTAGAGCATTAACTAATTCTATCCACCATTCATAATTAGGAGATTTTCCATAAGGAAATTTATAAGAATGTCCTGTATGTAAAACTATAATAGGACCATTAAGAGGTTTCCAAGAACCACCAGTAAAATGAATATCATTGTGTATAAATTCATCTATTTGGCGTTTATCTTTTTCTGAAGTTTCTATATGGAAGATATTGGGGAAATTATCTCTATCTAATGTAAGATCTAAATTTTCAGAAATAATTTCCCAGAAATGTTTTTTAGGGGGGTAAAATAATGTAATTCCATATTTTTGAATATCCCAGCTATAACATCTATCATAACGATTTATAGGATAATCTGTGGAAAAAATATCAAGATAATTATCAAAGAAGTCTTTACCTTGAGCAATGTCCTTTATTAATTCATTAGACAATAAGGTGATATTATCATCTTTATGCTTTTTTCTTAGTGCATCAAATATAGGGAATAGTAGATAAAAATCACCTATACCACAAGAATCGTGGTAATAATATAAAATTTTTTTCATAATAAAACTAAAAAATATTAATCGGCTTGAACATCTCCGTCTTCAAGCATAAATTTATTGCCTGCACCTTTCCAAAGACCATCCGGATCAACTTGTGATCTTTTTCTACGAGCTAGAGGATTAGCGGGTAATGTTGGATCATATATATCAAAATCATCCACATGACAACAAATCGGAGGAACTTCACCTAATTGTTTCATGGGCATAAGCCAACCTTCAGGTGGGTGAGGCCTATCAACACCTATTATATCTTCTCCTGTACCAGTAAAATTAATATAAGTTTTGTCTCCATTAGCAATATCTAGCCATGCTTTTCTGTAAGTTTTAAATGCAGCTATTGTATCGGCATCAAGTTCCCACGGATTGTCATCAGCAATGAAAGATCTAGTAATTTTCATTTCTGATCTTGCAATGTGTAAGAGCATGTGTAAAATATATCCCACATCTCTTTCTCCTGATTCCGCAGTTCCTCTCTTCCAAGCAACTAGTTTAGGTTTAGGTATTGTCGCCATTATTTCTCCTTATCCACTAACACCAGATGCGGCCTCTGAACCAGATTTAACTTGTTCTGTATCTGGAAGATAACCATCAACATCTGTACGAGTTAAGACTGGTGGTAAATCATCTGAGGTTCTTACGATAAAATCCCATCCTTCTGGAACTTTAGGTATATCAATTCCACCTAACATCATATCATTTTGCATAACAATTTCTACATTACTCAAGTCTCCTCTTGCTATTTTACACCAATCCTTTCTATACTTTTTCCAAGCAGTTAGTTCAGCTTCTGTACATTCCCAGGGATTATCTGGATCTACTATTGCTTGTGTCATTTCTAGTTCGGCTTGGGCTCGGAGCCAGAGCTTGTACCTTATATCAGACATAAAATTTTTGTTATCTGATTGTGTATCTGCTACTGCCATTTTCTATTCCCTTTATATGTTATTATATTAAAATTTAAAAATTTATACTATGCGTTTGCTTCTTCTTCATAGTATAACCAAGATGTGACTGTAAATCCGGTTGGTACTATTTGTGTCCAAGATGAAGAACCATGTACCGCTATTGCTGTACAAGTTGCTGAGTAACCTCTAGCAGTTCCATAACCATACCCGTAGCCAAATCCATATCCATAACCAAAACCATATCCGTAACCGGCTAATCCACAATATCTTGCACAATAATGAGCACAATATCTAGCACAAAAGTGTGCACAATATCTTGCACATATATGGGGAATCCACCCGCAATTCCAAAGGTTTCCTCCTGTAGTTCCACCATCTGCTGCACCATCTGTACCAGAATCTGCTCCACTTTCTACACCAAATTGGTTAACTGTATTTGCTGAGCCTGTAGATGTTGCTGTGGCCGTTCCGTCTGTAACTGTTTCTAAAGCTTCAACTAATTTACATACACCATGTGCTAACCAAGTTTTTCCTAATGGTACACTTGAGGTTTGGATTGTGGGGAGAGAAGCATTATTTATGGATGCTTTAAAAATTACTCCACCATGTAAACCTAATTCTCCTGACATCTTTTCCCTTTTATAAGTTTAATCATTTGATTCTTCTTCATAGTATAACCAAGAGGTTACTGTAAATCCGGTTGGTACTATTTGTGTCCATGAGGATGATCCATTTACTGCAACAGCAGTACAAGAAGCCGAAAATCCTCTTGCTGAACCATATCCAAAACCATATCCAAAACCATACCCATATCCAAAGCCGTAACCATAACCACCCAATCCACAATATCTTGCACAGTAATGGGCACAGTATCTAGCACAATAGTGTGAACAGTATCTTGCACAGATATAAGGAATCCATCCACATTGCCAAAAACTTCCTCCAGTACCACCACTATCTGCTGCACCATCTGTACCACCATCAGCACCACTTTCAACTCCAAAACTGTTGACTGCTGTTGCTGATCCTGTTGAAGTACCATCGTCTGTAGCTGTAGCAAAAGCCTTTGCTTCTACTAATTTACATACACCTTGTGCAATCCATGTATGTCCTACAGGTACACTAGTGGTTTGGATTGTAGGTAAAGAAGCATTGTTAATTGCGGCCACAAATTTAATTCGACCATGAGATTCATCTATTATTCCTGTCGTTCTATGTGACATAGTTTATTATACTCCTATTATGTCCAGTCCTGATCAATATATGAGCATACGATGTCCACATCACATGCACCACCCATTGCCAATATTAACTCATCAGTACCGGAGATTACGATCCTGTCATTATAAATAAACGTTTTATTTGCATTTAATGCTTGGTCTGAAATAATTTCGTAATCAGTACTACCACCATCATCTGCTATGAACAAAGAAAAAGTTTCTGCAGCACCTGCGGTTTCGCATACCGAAATGCTAAGTACGGTGTATATGTGATTTGCGACCCCGTCTATAAGTTTTTGTTCGGTAGTATCTGTTGCGGTGAAGTGACTCACTTTTAAAACTTCAGTCCCAGATCCGCTCGGAATTGCCATTGATATTCTCCTTTATGTTTGTAATTCAATACTATTTATAACAGTTAAAAATTTAATTATTAATGTCCTAAAGCTAAAGCTGCATGGGTCACTTGATGCCAAGCATGTCCTGTTTTCATGCTTAATTTTCCTGTACCAACAAATTTTCCAGTTTCATCTATTGACATTCTTAAAGTTCCTGCAGTATAAAAATCTAGATCATCGTTATCTGCTCCTGCAGATGTTTCAGCTATAATTTTTGTATCTTGGTCAACATCAATAAGTCCACCAAGTCCAGCCCATGTTGAACCACTATACCCTTCAAAAGAACTTGTTGTAGTATTATATCTTATACCACCTTGAACCGCTGTTCCACGATTGGAAGATGTTCCAACCGGAATAACCATAGTTGTTGTTCCTTCAAATTTTGCTACTATATTAGTTGAATCTTGTTTTACATGAAGTGGTGTTACTCCTGTTGCGGATGCATGGTCATTAGTAATTTTAACCAAACTTCTTGTTCCAGTATCAGAAGAATCTGAAACGAAACTTGCTATTCCACCAGTAGTCAATCCATCTGCAGTCAAATTAATTCCTATTCCAGTAGTTAATGGATCTATATTAATTTCTACTACATTTGTTGTAACATTTTCTGCATCTATTTCAAGTGCCGGTCCACCTGCTGCAAGATTAGAATCAATGAATATTCCTTTTCCTGCATCGGCTTGTACTGTAAGTGCTGTTGCGCCTGTTGCTGATGCGTGATTTTGAATTATACTTGCAATACTTCTTGTACCAGTATCAGAAGAATCAGAATCAACTTTAAAAGCCGTACCCGTAACAAGTCCATCTGCTGATATACTCATAGCTGTAGCAGATGTTGCGGCATCAAAATTAAAATCTACTGCGGTTGTAGTAGCTTGTTCTGCATCAATTTCAAGTGATGGGCCACCTGCTGCTAAGTCAGTATTAATAAAAATACCTCTTCCCGCATCAGCTTGTACTGTAAGTGCTGTTGCACCAGTAGCAGATGTATGATTCTGAATAATTGTTGCAACACTTCTTGTATCTGTAGCTCCAGAATCTGAATCTATATAAAGTGCTGAACCAGTAGTAAGTCCATCAGAAGAAATATCAATAATTCTACCCGTAGTTACTGAATCTGCTGTAAGTTGTACAACATCTACTCCAACTTGACTTGCAGTAATATCTATTGCAATTTGATCTGCATCTTCAGAAGTTATACTAAGTGCAGGTTTACCTGAATCTGATTTTTGAGTAATTGTTGCATGGCCAGTAAATGTATTTGCCCAAAGCATTGTAGTATTACCTAAATTAAAGGTAACATTTGCATTTGGAATTACACTAGAATTAATATCTGCAGAAAATGTTACTTGATCTGTTGCGGCATCACCGAAAACTAGATTACCACTTATTGTGGTATCACCATCAGTTATAACATTTCCGTGTACTCTAAGATTCTCTCCTATCACTGCTGATTTTAATACGCCGATACCTCCTGCGGTGATAATTGAGCCTGTAGTATTACTTGTCGAATTAGTGGTATCTAAAACTTTAATGAAATTGGACATTCCATCAGTTTGAGTCATCACCGCCAACTCATTTGTCTTGACTCTCCATTGGTCAAAGGTATCTGTTAAGGCGACATTAGCAGTCATGGTTTATAGCTCCTTTTTTTGATCAATAATTTGTGTAAGTAGTGTTCGAATTTCTATTATTTCACCTCTTACAGTAGTTAATTCCTCAACTTGCTTTCTTAATATATTTATATCATTTTGTTGCTTCTGAAAATACAATTTTTCTCTTCTATGTTGTTGTAAAGCATTGTAATCAGTATTCAATAATGCTTTAGAGTGGGTATCTCTCAAAAATCTTCGATCTTCTGTTTGTATACTTCCCATATTAGTCTAATGCAATTGCTCGCATATCCTTTACTCTTGGCATGTCATAAGTTGTATCTGCAACCAATGCTATTTTAATTGCAAATATTTT